TGTCCCTTTTAAAAAAATAGTTCTTAATCTTATCCTCATTAACAATGAGGTTCTGTACCTTCTCTTCTAATGACATAATTCGTATGCCTTCCTTAATCGTTCAGCTGCAAGTAATAATCTATCTTTATCTTCTAGTGGTAATGCTTTTCCATTACTAAGTTCTACAGCTGCTAATGCCACTAGTAAAGTTTCATTAGAAATAGACTTCAACACTGAATAAGGATTAAAAGGTTTTGATTGAGGTTTAAAGTCACCTATCCTCTGAGGAACAATATCATCAAAACTTAATCCAACAGCACCAAGTATATCATTAGCTGCACAGCCTGCAAAGCAATTTATAAGTATTCTTCCATCTGGTAATTCTTTTACCCCTAATGATGCTGTCCTATCATCATGAGCTGGACATAAACATTGATATTCATCCTTACCAGATTTATAAGTTTTTTCAAAATGATTTAAAAACTCATGAATATTCATTTTATAAAACTCACATTCTTGTCTTTTCTTATCTTATTTCCTTCTAATCTAATCTTATCTTCTTCTAATCTTATCTTACTCTTATCTGTTATATAGTTACTATATAATTCCTGTATATCATCATCTTTTTCTATCCAAGTATCTAATTCTATTAGCATTTTTTCAACAAAAGAGATAGGTTTTCTTAATCTGAACGCTATGTCAAAAGCGTTGGGTAAAACACCATTTGACTCACTAGCAAGACACCATAATTTTAATAAAGTAGCCTGTTTAATATCATCCATTTTCATAAAGTCTGGATCATTTAATAGGTCACGACCATAGCACTTAAACCATTTCATATCTGTTTTATGCTTAAAATGCTGAAATTTGTCCCAATTCTTAATCTTCATATACACTCCTTAAAATAAACATTCTTCATATAATTCTGTCATTGGTATGACTTTTGCTTTAGGTAAAACATGGAGTTTACAGTTAGGCCTAATTTCAAGAAACCACTTAGCAGAGGCCTTATTGCTAAAGGATCTTATAGGTTTTCCATCAAATTCATCTAATATGACATAACGTAAAATATCCATAGGAAAGAACACTAACACAAGTAAAATTAAAATGCAAATATATTTATTATATAATTTTTATATAAAATGCTTGACATTAATTTTAGAAAGCATAAGATTACTACATCAACAATAACTATGGAGTTAAAACAAATGGAAAATACAGTAAAAAACATTATAGATTATGTTAATGGCCTTAAAGACTTTGACTGGTTTTATTCATATTCAGATGACCATAGCGTATGGGAAAAAGCAGAAAAATCAAAAAATGTGTTATTAACTACACAAAAAATACTTGACCCTAACTTTGAAATCTGGAATTCTATAGCACCAGAACAATTTCATAATGGAGCATACTAATGAAAAAAGACTTTTACACTGGCCTAGTATTTAGCATAACATTCTATGCTTACCTAGCACTTTGGCTTTATTTCTTATACCCACTATTGGAGCAAATGTATGGATAAGTTTGGATGGGATCGTGATAAGCATTATACTTGGTACAATCAATGGGACTTTAAGACCCCTAGATCATACAAAGAACGTTATGGTGTCAATTATGATAGAACTGGAAATGATGCATATCATGAAGAAAAGTTTACACACAAAGTTATAATTGTAGTATTATGTGTACTTGTAGTTATTTATGTAGGATTAGTAAAATGAAATTAGATCAAATCATTAAGTTATTAAAAGAAGCAGCAGATGATCTTAAAGCTGACAATGATAAATGGGAGGCTATGCAAAATGGATCAACAGATGTTTTACGATCAAGTGATGGCAGAATTACACCAACAACAGATGAAGGAGCAAGAGAATGAGCAAACAAGGAATAGTTAATATTCGTGGTAAAGAATACAAAACAGTTGCACTTCGTGTGCAAGAATTTAGAGATCAATTCAAGGATTATGCGTTAATTACTGACGTTATCCAATTAGATCAAGATCAATGCGTTATTAAAGCTACTGTACTTAATGAACTTAATCGTGTAATCGCTACTGGCCTTGCACAAGAATTTAGAAAGGCATCGCAAATAAATGGAACATCTTATGTGGAAAACTGTGAAACTTCTGCCATTGGTCGTGCTTTGGCTTGTCTTGGTCTTGGTGGCCAAGAGTTTGCTAGTGCTAACGAAGTGCTTAACGCTATCCACCAACAAAATAATCCACCTGTTGAAACAATTACAGATGATGATGTTGAGGTAGCTAAAGGCCAACTTATTTTAGCAAAAGAAGCTGGTGAACTAAAAGAAAGATTCTTTAAGTTTAGTCCACAGATGCAAGAAAGACTTCGTGAGTTTGCTAATGAATTGAAGAAGGCTGCATGAGTCACTTAAAGGACAATAGAAGAAATCAAAACGTTATTACAGCAAGCAATGCATATGCAGCTGTATATGAAAGACAAAAACTATGGAGGCAAATGACTTTGCGTGAGCCTACATTTGAAGGTAACGAGATGACTGAGTATGGAGTCCTTCATGAGCCCATAGCATTATCAGCACTTGAAAAAGAGTTTGATGATATTATTGAGGCTGGTAACAAATTTGTGATGCATAAGGAACTGCCTTTTGGTGCAAGTCCAGATGGATACTATAATGGTTCTGTAATTGAAATTAAGTGCCCTTATACGCAAGAAGTTTATCCATCCATACCAGACAGGTACTATTTTCAAATGCAGATGCAAATGGAAGTGTGTGACATAGATAATGCATATTTTTATATATGGACACCAAACGAAACAAAACTAGAAATAATTAAAAGAAATAAGTCATGGCTTGAATGGTATATGCCATTAGCTCTGGAGTTTTTAGACTATGTTGAAAAAGATATAGAACCTAAACGCTGGACTAAAAAACCAATTTTTATTAAGGAGTAATGTATGGCTGAGTATGATAATAGTAATAGAATTGCAGGATGGGTTCGTGAAAGCAAGGCAGGAAGCAAATATATTTCTATGGCTATCAATGTTGATGGCAAAGAGTATACTGCTGCTGTGTTTAAAAACGAAGTAGAAGAAGGATCAAATAAACCAGCTTACACTGGTAAGGTAACACCAAAAGGTGAGTTTGCTACACAATCAACACAAGAGGAAGATGCTCCTTTTTAGGAGCATTTCCCATAACACTTTACATATTACTTGTTCATAACGTACATAGTTACTTCAAAGCCAAAACGCATTTCTGTAGCTGTTGGAGTTGTCCACATAATAATAATCCTTAAAATGTTTCTGGCTTATGCCATTAAACGTAATTATACACCTGTTATGGTGTCCTATAAATAGAGAAAACCATTACAAATGTCTATGAAAAAGTTTGAGTTAAAAGAATCAATTGTAAATGAATTATCTACCACACCAGAAGCTAGGCTGTTACAGGCCATACTTCTTAAGGCTGTGGATGATGCAATGTTTGGATATTCTAATGAACAAAAGTCTGCACTATTTTTCTTATGGTCTAAGTCAAATCAATTAAGAGATCTATGCTTGCTATTTTCTCATTATGATATACACTATGTCAGAAAAATGATTTTAAATAAAATTAAAGATAAAGACTTAATTAAATTTATAGATATAAATTATGGACATTAATACGCTAGATTTACATATGAGTTGTTATGCTCACGCTGCATACCATGAGGCAGGAACGCACCAAGAAATTATTGCTGTGTTTAATGTAATACGCAATAGACTTAAAAATAAAAATTATGGAAATGACCCATGCGAAATTGCTTACGCTAATGGCCAGTTTCAAGGAATTACAGATGCAAATCATGAAGAGGTAGATCAGAAAAGATATTTAGAAATTAAATATAAAGCGATAGATGCTATTTACTTTAATAAGATTAAAAATCCTATTGGCAATAAATTACACTTTTATGATGATAGTATTGCAACACCAACTGGATGGAAGAATTGCAACATTAAAATAGGGAGGCTAGTGTTCTGTGACTAAAGCGATTGCATGGATGGTAGAAGAATTTGACAGCACAGGTAAACTTGTTTGGTCTGGTCTTATGACTTCAGAGCCAACAGAGCTTTCGTGGTTTAAAGATTTAAAATCCAAGCTCCATAACGTTACCATCACCCCATTGATACCAGATACAAAAAATATTATTAAAGTAACTAACATCAAAAAATACGATAGTAAAAAACTTATTGAGGCAAATAATGGATTATAACCCACTCACGCAAGAACAAATAATTGGTGCGTATAACAAAGTATTTCCAACAAGATATGAACCAATGACTATAGAAAGAATGATACAGTTTGCAAGAATTATAGAACAATTACATGGAGTAAAATATGAATCCTAGTTTATTTATAGCAACACCTATGTATGGTGGCCTGTGTTATGGCACTTACTTTGAATCTATGCTTAAACTACAGGCATGGCTTATATCTAAAGATATAGACGCATACTTCTCATTTCTTTATAACGAAAGTCTTATTACTCGTGGTCGCAATACACTTGTAAATGATTTCTTAAAAGGTGATGCAACACATATGATGTTTATAGATGCTGACATTAGCTTTGAGCCAGAACACTTTTTTAAAATGCTTGATGCTGACGTAGATATTCTGTGTGGCTTGTATCCTAAAAAAGAAATTAACTGGAATGGTGTAGCTTTTGCAATAGAAAAAAAAGTTCCAGAGCATCAATTAAAATACTTTACTGGCGAGTATGTTGTAAGTACTATAGAAGATAAAGAAAAACAATTAGTTCCTACAGATAAGCCATTTGAAATTAAATATGGTGGCACAGGATTTATGTTAATTAAACGTGAAGTGTTTGAGAAGTTAAAAGATAAATGTCCATCTTATATACATAACATGAATGACACTAACGATAACTCTGATCTAGGTGATAAGATTACTGAATACTTTGCAACCAGCATAGATGAAAAAGGCCATCTATTATCTGAAGATTATCATTTCTGTAAACTTGCTCGTGATAATGGTATTAAAGTACATGGTGCAGCTTGGACACAGTTAGTACATACAGGAACTTATCAATACAGTGGAAGACTTGTATGATAGTTTATAGCGTTAAAGGTTTATTTAGTAATTTAAAGCGTGTTATAAAAACAAGAACGTCTAATAAAAATAAAAGAGTGTACGATAAAATAGCTAAATATAAAAAAATATGGTGGCATTTTAAAACAAGGTGGACAGATGATAATTCCAAATAACATGATTAGTCATGTGGGTAAGATATTTCAAGGTGAGTACGCTATACTTGGTGCATTAGAAAATCCATACATTATAGATATTGGTGCTAATGTAGGTGGGTTTGCAGTATGGGCACATGAGTTTTTTAAGAATGCTAAGATAGATTGTTATGAGCCTATAAAAGAAAACTTTAATTTATTAAGGCAGAATACAGCAGGTACTGACATAGCTATTAGAAATTTTGCTATTGGTAAAGAAGATGGTGAAAGACAAATGTACTATGGACTACATAACTGTGGTGAGGCTAGTCTTTATGCAGGTGAAGAACAGGCCAAAGAAGGTGAGATTGTTAAAGTAATGTCAGCTAAGCATTTACCAATATGCGATATTATGAAGATTGATACTGAAGGTGCTGAGATTGAGATCATTGAAAACTTAGTTAACTTTCCTATGATATTTTTAATTGAATTCCATAGTGCTTATAATCGTAGAAGAATAGATGAATTACTACTTGACTATACGCTGATTGAGTGTACAATGCGAGGATATAATTATGGCATCCTTAAATATATAAAAACTACAGTATGTACACCAAACTAGACGATGCAAGGCAAGCTAAGTTTATTAATAACTTTATGCAGTCTAATCCTAACTGTACAATGAAGGATATTATACAAAGATGCGTTACTAACAGGACTAGGCTTAAACAATTAGAGATGCAAGGATATTTTAAATTGCCTAATCCAATACCTTATGGGAAAAGAAATGGACTTTTTAGAAAAAATGCTTGATTGTGTAGTTTGGTTGTTAATTGTTAGTGGTATGCTTTGGTTTGCGTATGGATGTTATGAGTTAATTAATTTATTTTTTTGGAGGTAGTATGTCAGATAACATAAATCACCCTAAACATTATAATATAGGAAATATAGAAACAATAGATATTATTGAATCTAGACTCACTAGGGAAGAGTTTATTGGATACTTAAAAGGATCAAAGATGAAGTATGATCTTCGTTACCCATTTAAGAATGCATTTGAAGAAGATTTAGCTAAGTCAGAATGGTTTAAGAATAAACTACTTGAAGTGGTAAGAGATGAAGATGCAGTTAATCCACCAGAGGTAGAAGCTATATTAGAAAGGTTTAATGACGAATAATGTCACCTATTGTCAATACTGACGTGCAGATGCCTCAACATATGCTTGAGGCACTTACATTACATGAAACATATTGTGTAATGTCAAACATTACAAAGGTAAGTGATGCTGAAGTACGTCAATGGTTGTTAAAGAATTTTGACAAGAATATGTCAGATGATTTTAGTTCTAAGTACTTATTTAATAACCAAGTTTCTTAAGTAGATCTGAAGTAATAACACCAGCATAAGGTTTCATTTGTAATGCTCTAATATCTGTTTGAGCTGGATTCAATGGATCTTTAATACCACGTTGTTCTACTACCTGTGGTAATAACTCAAATATATTGTGTTGTTTACCTATTCTTCCAATACCTTCACCAGCAATACCTCTAGGATATGATGGATGGCCAGAGTTCATAATGATTGGTTCATCTGCAAATATCTTACCAATATTCATAATGCCAGCATCTGGTGCAGTTAATTGTTTTGGATCTGCTACAGACAATCTTGCCTCGCCTAATCCTAAACCACCTTTATCTCTAAATTCAACGTCTAGAAGGCCTTTTAATTGCTTTCTAACAGCATCTGGAGCAGCCCTGTATTGGTCAATAGATTCTGGATTACTAACACCTTTCCAATTAGGAATAAGTTTGTTAATAAGTTTATCCATTTGCTTCTTATCTGTTTTACCTAATGATGCGTCAGCATAAGATAGCATTGTTTCACCAGTCATGTGTGCAAAATCGCCACCACTTGGTGCCATCCTCCATGCCATATACAATGGATCTTGACCTGTAATTTGTTTAATTGTTTGAGCATTATTTACGATTTGTTTTACAGGTGCTTGTCCAGATGCCCATACTTGACCAGCATTATTAAACATATAATCTTGGCCACCTTTAAGATCAATAGGCCTATTAAGCATGACATCATTAATACCTACTAATCTACCACCAGCAGCTGTTCTATCTGACATAGAAGTAATAAATGGTTTACCTTCAAAGTCAGCAAGTGATACTGTAGGAATATCTTGTCTACCTGTTGGCTCAACAATAGTCTTAAGGTTTTGTAACTTTAATTGTTCTTTAGCACGAGGATCAAAACGAGGATCAAATCCTTTTTCACCTACCTTAGTTTCAAGCAATCCTTTAGATACTTTACCAATATTGCTTGTGCTTAATCCAAGATATGGATCTTGTAAATATTCTGGCATCTGTTCATAGCCAGCTTTATATCTTTGTGCTGCTGGAAAATTACCAGATAAAATATCTTCTAACTTCATCTTAATCCTTAGTCATCTAGTTCTTGAAATTCTGTATACACATCTAAGTTATCGCCAGATATTTCCACTAGACTGCCATCATCAAACTCAAGATAAATTGTTTGAGAGTTAAAGTCTACTTCACAGCTGACAATAGTTTTACCTACAATTTTGTTACATAATCCTTGAATATCGCCAGCCATACGAGTCCTTAAATGTTAATAAGAGATTCTTTACCTACTTTTTGTGATTTGTTTGATCTTGACCATGCACCACAATCTTGACACTGATACCTCTGGAATATGGATACTCTAGATTTTACTTCACCACGCTTATGTAATTTGCGTGAACTGCAATTTGGACATACAGTATTTGCGTTATACGCATTATGGTTAGGATGTTGTTTAATCCAACCCTTAAGACGATCATATAATCGTTCAAGCAATACAACGTCATTCTTGTTATATGTTTCCATACGCTTCCATGCTGCACGTTCATTGTTCATAACCTTTAGCCACAATTCGTGGCCTTCGTGGTCAGTTTTCTTACCAAGACCTAAACGTTGAGAAACATAATCTAATTTATTTGATACAAATCTAAAATTACTTTTTACTACTCTTAATAAGTCAATGTGTTTTACTGGGCTTGGTGGATGCATACCAGCTTCTAAGAATTCTTTATTGAGCATGGGTATATCAAATCGTAGGCCATTATAGTGCACGATCACGTCAGCCTCTTCCATAAGAGAGTGAATGCTTTTTAACATTGTCTTACGATCTGTTTTGTATATGGAGTCAAACATAATCTTTGATTCACCATACCACTTAGCTGCATAACATAATGTGTATGAGCTTTCTAGTAATTGATTAAGAGCTACATTCTGCTGCCAGATACCCCATACTGTTGCTAAGTTTGGAGCACATTCAATATCAAGTAAAAGTATTTTCATAAGTATTCTCTAAGATTGAGATACTTAATTATAATCC